ACGCCAGGTAATTCCTTATTGTTAGTTATATCAAACCAACCGTTTTCTGCTGGGTTAAAAGCAAGTTCTGCAATAATTATCTCAGGCACGTCTGACCATTCTCGTCTGCCTTGTGCCTTTTTCACCAACTTGAAATATTGTTGTGTTTTTATTTTTTTCATTTGTTTTTTTCCATTATTTCTAATTTGTCATAATAGTCTGGCATTTCGACAAGATGATCCATAGCTATCTCTTCAGCTAATTCCTCATCATTAGTGTGTTCTTTCTCTACGTCTATCCCTTTTTGTAGTTGATCTTTTGGGAATTCGTCAGCATCTTTCCCACTTGACTTACCTCCACGTATTTTCTCAGCATACTTTTTTGTTTCTATAACTTTCATATTAACATTCCTATTTAATTAAAGATTTCCTTTGATCAAGTTTCGATTTGAATTTTTCCCAGCAATATCCAATGAGCATAAGTCCACCGATGTTTCCAAACAACAAAAACGCTATTATACGAATGGTTAACATAATTATAGTTCTCCTAAACTATCTAAATTCCTATAGAGGATTTCACATTTATTTATTGAAATATAATACATGAGTTATGTAATGGATATCAGCGTTGGACTGGCTTCCTGCGATGCAGGTAAAACACTTAATGCTCAATTAGTATCATCGGATGGAACCGATGCAACAGGTGCGATAAGTCTTGGATTTACAGAACTTGGCAACGGATTCTATCTATGGCACTACGAGTTGTTCCCAGATGGATTTAGGGGAGCAGCTAAGTTCTTTGAGCAAGGAGTTCCAGGAACTATACTAGCAATTGTCGCTGTTAATCCACAAGAAATAGAAAACGTAGACGTAAAAGTATCAACAATAAATGAAAGTAGAATTATGAGCGTAAATGAACTTAAGAACGCTCTGTTATCTAACCCATAATGTCACCACATGCCCAGGGAATAACGGATAGTATCGAAAAACTTTGCGATACCACTATAACAAGTATTGCAGATCAAGATGGTCTAGTCTATAATTCTGTAACAGGTAAATGGGAAAATATACCATCTATGTCGTTAGATGTTTTGTCTATAACAGAAGACTATATAGCAACTAGCGAAGATAGAGTTATACTCTGTGATGCATCAGGTGGAGAAATAACAATAACGTTGCCAGCAGCGGCAGACAATAACGAGCAAAACCTATATATAAAGAAAATAGATAGTTCATTAAATAATATTTCTATTAGTCCAAACGAAGATGAAGAAGTTGATGGCAATGAGACGGTTGAGATAAACATACAATATACTAGTTTACACATTGTGTGTGACGGATCAAACTGGTACATAATTTAACACAGAATAAAGGATTTTTCTTATAAAATAGGTAGATTTATATATGACATACATTCCATTGCCACAACAAATAGAAGGAAACAAAATAGAAGCTACTGTCTCTGACGACGACACACAAGGCTTATTGAACAATATACTAAAGGAACTTAAAAAAATGAATATACATTTTGAATTAATAACAGATAGTAATATAGGTAATCAGGAGATAGAGTGATAACACTTAGAAGAATACGTTTTTAAAAAGGTAATTTGGGAATAAGGAGAATATCGTGCCTGACACAATTAAAGATGGAACAGGGAGTGGGTTCTTAGCAGCAGTAAACGCAGACAATCAACTAATAACAAGAGCTGTGACAGTAGAACAAAGATTAATATCAACACTTGATGAAAATTACTACGAAGTAACTACTACACAAGTGACTATAACAGATGCTGTTGAAACAGGAATAATTTATATATCTAATACAGGATCTCTTGATATTGTTGTTGATCGCGTATTTTATGATATATGGGAAACTACTGGCGGGAGCGATAGCGGTATACTAAGATATTACTTGAACCCGACAATAACTGGCGGATCAACAATAACTCCTGTAAATACAAATTTTGCCTCTAGAAATACTCTAGAAGCAACAACATTAAAAAGTCTTACAACAATGACAGGTACAGTTTGGTGGACTGCTCAATTTCTTCCTCCTATGTCTGTTGCATTAGAAGAAGGAAGAATCGTTATTGGGCCAGGAAGACATTTTGGAATATCCGTGCAGGCACCTGTTGGGAATACTAGTATGAAAGTATCTATAAATGTCGCCATGTATAATTTTGATAAAATGTTGATAGGAGGATAGTAAAATGTTGATAGAAGACGGAACTGGATCAGGGCGTTTTGTCGCAGTAGATGACGAAAATAGATTAAAATCAAAATGTGTTACTGTGAGTAATGAGCATCATGTAAATCAAGAACATGGAAATTCTTATAATGCATTGTTTGCTGTTACTCCAGATGGAGCAGATGATGTTATTTTTTATCTAAAAAATACAGATGATAAAGATATGATAATAGAAGGAGTTTGGCTACAATGTTCTGCTGCTGAAGAAGTGTATTTTAAATTAGGAGAAGTTGGTACGGCAATAAAAACTAGCGGGACAGATATCACACCTACAAATCTTAATGCTGGTTCTGGCACGATAGCAGATTGTCTTTGCTATTCAAATATAGCAGATGGAGCAGTAGATATAACAGGGCTATCAGGTGGTGCTATATTCCAAAAAATATGGATAACTGCTGCGGCTGATACTAAATTTTTCAATTTTGAACAAGATATTATAATTCCAAAAAATCAATCTTTTACTATATACTGCGTTGATGGAATTGCACCAATTATAAGAGGAACGGTAGCTTTCCTTTTCCACGATTAAAAACAAATGCCTATTAAAGCACACATAACAGATCCGACAACTGGGATAAAGGCAGAAGTGACAGGTGATAAAGAAGATAATGCCCTTATTGTAGCAACACGTCCATTAAAAACATTTTTACCAAAAACAGCATTTTTTACAAATGATACATATGGAATAGAGATGGCTCAAAATGCTGCTTTTGGTACTGTATCATGAACTGTCGCTGATGGAGGAGATACGACTAGTGCAGACACAGGCACGGCAGATACAGACACTTTGAACCATATCATTGAAGCTGGACAAACCTTTGTTAGTACTGTCTGCATTGGGATGACTGCACATAATACAACAGATGGAATTTATGGAGCAGTTACCGCAGTATTAGATACAGATCTAACTTGTGATGTAGACGTGTGCCCTGATGGTGATGAAAACTATGTCATAGGTACAGCATGGACATTTTCAGAACCCGTAGGAACAAAATGGGTAGACGGGGATACAGGTCAATTTCATTCAGGAACCAAGAGCCTAAAATGCGACAACCCTAATATTAATGACATTATGCAATTGCTTAATGTTAATGGTGAAAATGTTGATATGTCTAATTTTGTTGCAGTATCTATGTGGATATATGTAGACAAGGACTGGCGTGCCAATGATTCTTTTTCATTATATGCACATATCGGTGGAGCATTAGCAGGATCAAAGGTCTACCTTGAAGATTATTTTCCATTTGATAGTTATGACCAATGGCATTATATTTCAATACCACTTACAGATATGGGGATTGAAGTATCGTCTATAGATGCTCTTAGAATAGAGAACGAAGCAAGAGAAAGAGGTAAGAGTCCTAAGTTTTGGATTGATGAACTTACCCTGCAAGCATCAGGTGCTTCTATAGAGTTTGTTGTTGAACCAGACAAGGGAACGTGGTTTTATATTACATCATACCAGACTGTTTTTGTAGATGCCTATGATCCTGATAGGGCAGATTCTACAATGCCAAATTTATCTTATGATAAGATACTTGGTATGACACTAGATGCTGGATATAATTATGAGCGATATTCAGAAAACGACCCAACTCCTATTTTTTCTGTACAAATAACATCATTAATGGATTTACTAAGTTACCCACACGCTAAACTCTCTACAACTATATCAGACGGTACGAATACATTGATAACAATAAGTCAAGAAGAACCAGAGGAACTTGTATTGAAAGCTGAAAATTTGGATAAATTGGTTATGACTTTAAACGACGATTTTAGCCAATTGTTGTTTTTTAGAATAACAGTACAAGGATATGTAGAAACTAGACCACTTTAGATCTAAATCTTAAAACATATGTTCATTAACTTATTGTTCTCTATGCCACAGACCATGTTTTTTGATATATAAATAACAACTATGTTATTATAATATAAAACGTTTAGGAAATGGTATCAACAGTCATGTTGATTATAAATAGCTTCTCATCTTATTCATATAATTTCTTTGTGTTTGCTCTTTTTGAGCTAAATCTTCATCAGTCTCAAATTCTTCTTCATCAGTTTCTGGATCTGCAAATCTATCAATTGGTCTCCCATCTCTATCCATTTGGGTGAGGATTCTGCATAGATCTCTAGCCATAGAATATCCTGTAGTTTCTTCTAACTCTGCTTTAGACGCTACATCCATGAAAAAGTTTTCAGCAACTTCTTCACCTTGTTCGTCGAATTCTTTTATGCCAACTGTTGCTATTCTTGTGAGTGACCATTCTGGATCTTCTGGTAGGTTAAAATCTTTTAGTCTATCTATTATATCATAAACTCTACGATCTTCGCCTCTATTGACAACTTGTATTCTTGATTGTGCTTGTTTTGTATAGTTTTCTAATTTGTACCAATTCATATTATTATACTTTCGCAAAAATTAACGAAATCCTTTAGTTAAAATGTTTAAGCTATATATCCAACCACTTCTGTTTTGCCTGATGGCATTTTACACCATGCTATAGATAGTACAGAACTTGTCAATTGTAACCCTGCTTTAGTCCTTATGGCTAATTCTAAATTAGCTCTTTGATCGGCTGCTTTGTCGGTCCCACATTCAGCACCTCCAACAAGAAATCCATCCCATTTTGTTCCATCTTCCTGAAGAGGTATTACATCACTAGCACCCAATAAATCAAATATGTTACCTAATGGAATTCCATCAAAATAAGTAGGATTCAATATTTGTGCAACTCCTTTTTGTAGTTTAGCTCTTATGTTTCTAGGCATAGATACTGGACGAGAACTCATATCTACCATTTCTGGTTCTTGTTCCATAGAGTTCATTTCATTTTCTGTGTACGGTTCTCCACCATCAGCATATCCGTCATCATTGATTGTATCTGCATATTTCTTAGTGATTATTTTTTTCATTTCATTTTCCCTTTGTTCTATGCCAATTCATACTTATATATTTCTAAAAATATATGCAAGTCCTTTTTATAAAAAAAAAAAGAGCAAGCATATTAATACTTGCTCTTTAAAATCAGTGTATGCTCTTATCCGAATAGACTATCTTCTTTTGCACTAAGGTCAATTTCTATTGCATTCTTACTATCTTCAAATTTTTCTTTTTCCATCTCTCTTACGCACATAGTATTATGATAAGCGATAATATCCTTAAGTACTTTGTTATACTTATTCAGATAGAATTCTTCTTTCCCATCTATAAGAATAACGCGGACATGTTTTGACGTAAGTTGAAATTCTTTTTCATCGAACATGCCGTTTTCCTTCATTCCAGGAATATATCTAGAAAGAGAAGCAATAAAAGCTTTTCCTTTGTTGCATTTCAGTCCAAAACTTTGTTTATAAACTATTTCTCTATTTTCATCCATCAAGTCTTTAGGATCTAAGACACATGCATACCACTTGTTGTCTCTGTCAATAGTTACAACAGCATCTTTCCATTCTTCATACCTTTTGTTCCGTAGACTTTTTGCCCGCTCATAATTTTCTATTCTTTGAATAACAGTCATTGCATTATAAATAATTTCTGCATTGTCTATGCCTCTGTCTTCTAAGATCTCTTCAACTATTTTTTTAATTGACTCTATTTTTCCCATAATTAATTTCCTTTTTTTAAGTTAATATAACATCTTTTATATCGTCTGATCTTCATAGATTTAATCACAAAAAATAGAGCAAGCCTAAGCTTACTCTATTCTGAAAGTCTATTCAATTCTAGTCGTCTTCTTCTTTATCTTTTTTTTTCCATGTTAGAGGGACTTTCTCTCCCTTTCCTTCTATGGCTTTTTTGAAGTCATCCATTGATATTTTTGTTATTCCACCAAAGAAATCAGGAGAATCATAATGTTTTAGATATGCTTCTTTTGCTTCCTTTTCTGACCCAAATCCTAACATCACTTTCAACTCGTCGAATTCGCCTGTTTCTTTATCTACTTGAGTTACGGAATATACGTTTTCTGCTTCTTCGTCCGGACCTAGATATACATCTAGTCCATCTCCATCATCGCCTGCTAATCTTGTTACGAATCCATAATCATATTGAAATTCTGTTCTCCATTCGTTACCATCTGGATCTATACCATAACGAACTGTGCCAGCAGCGTTCTCAATTTTTACCTTTATGTCATTGAAGTCTCTTTCGTATCCTAAATTTTCGTCTATGGCTGTTTTGTATAAGTTCGTTTCTATGATTTTCATGATCTTTCTGACATCTCCTTAAGTTTAGAAGTGATTGGAGTGAATCCACTATCTATATCTCTGATGATATTATAAATATTGTTTGTGGTAGGATCTCCTCCTGCTCCTGCGAGGATCTTATGTATATCTAGTTCTCTTACTCCTTCTAAATATAATTTTACGGCGACACGTAATATAAGAGGATACTGGTCGATCTCATTACATAAATCAGATATTCTACCACTCATGTCAGGTTTATCTTGGCTTGTTTTATTCATGTACCAATTCATACTTATATATTCCGAAAATAAGAAGAAGTCCTTCTATAAATTGTATGACCAGAGCCTCTTTCCGCAGTCCCAGATTCTGAAAAGACCCTTACCAGCACTCCACTCTCTTTCTGTTATCTCTTTAGGACATCCACTATTTGACTTCTTTTGAGATTGCTTAGAAAAATACTTCCTATTTTTTATGTCCCAATAAAAGTAATCAGGATCATACTCTCTATCCAAATTAAACCCCAATACCTCATATATCCTACCCTCAGTCCATGAATTGTCACTCCAACTTAATATTCTGTCATATCCCTCATCTTTAGACCATTCTACAAATCTTTTAAACAATTTGCTAGAACCACCCTGTACATTGTAACCACTAGCAAAACATAATCTATTCAACACAACAGGATTACCAACTACATTCTGCCTGTGATGCTTAGATGCTGTCATACTAGCAACTATATTACCATCATAAACTAAATTAAAATACTTAATAGTTCCATAACCATATCCCTGTATGTGATTCCTATTTATAAACTCTTTACATCCATCATTGGTTACTATACACTTTCTACCAGCAACCTTAATCGCATTCTTGCTCAATATCGATTTTATAAAATTGAGTATCTGATCTTTTCTTGTGTCCCAGTGATGCTCAAAAATGTGAAATAACCTTATCCCCTTCTCTCTACATAAGTCTAACTTTATCCTATGTTTTTTTCTGGCATCTTTAGCTTCCAAAACAACATCTGAATGCCAAAAACTACCAATAAGATCAATAGCAAATTTCATCTCAGGAATGTATATATCTAATCTATGAGATTGTATCACTTTTGAAACGTTAAGTAAAATTTCGCTAGAACAAAATTCCCTAAGACTACTAACTATGTCATCCCTCTGTTGGTCCCAGTTCTTAGAAGAAGATAAAACATCATAATCCTTACATAAATCGATACCATCCTTAGATAATGTATCAACCATATGTCTATAAGATCGTGCCCTCTTAGATTCAGAAATTTTACTAGATATCTTTTTATTCTGACTAGCATGCTCAACACCATATCTCTCCAAATTAGTCTTCCTAGACTTCTCCCTAACCTTCTTATCCTTAAAAGGAGATACCTGTTGTCTCTGCTCCTCAAGCTTACAAGCTTTATGACATGCTGATCCAGATTTATTAAAAAATCCCTTTCTAATCTTGTGATCTTTGCCACAATAACGACACCTAGCTATAACAAATTTGGCAGATTTGGGTCCGTATTTGTCAGGATGATATCCAAATTCATCTATTGTCTTGTCTATTAATATCTCAGATTTAAAATTATGTATTTTTCTTTGCATTTTTAAATTACTTCCTTTATCTTCTCTATGTGCTCTGGCAAGAATCTAGGTCTACCCTTCGGAGTAATCCTGTAACAAGGAACTTTCCCAGATTTAACCCAGTAAGATAGTCTATTATAGTCGATTCCTAACTCACTTGCAACAACGCTCATTCTTTTTGATTCAAATCTCCATTCTGGTAAGTCAAACTTATAATCATAACACTTTACAGGAGACTTCCTACCAATGAAATCAAAGAAAGCAGGAACAGCAGCAGTCCTGATCTGTATCCTATTGTCTCCATTCACATAACAATCTATTCTTTTTTCTTGCAATTTTTCAACTAAGAATATGTTCTTTTCTTTATCGAATCCGTCTGTAGACAGTCTTAGAGTAATAGCGTTTTTTTTAGTCTTAACAAGAGACCCGTCTCCAAGATACCACATCATAACTGATTTAGGTGTTATTCTAATGTCTCTGGGTGGCTGTTTTTTTGTTTTGTTATCTTTTTCGTCTTTAATATACCATCTTTGTCGTTGAATATATAGATCAGGATGGAATCTAGTTCTTCCCTCCCATATATATCCAAGGCTCATGGATTCTCTATCATATTTTGAGCTAGTAGACATATATTCTGGAAAATGACCAATTAAATACTTACAAAATTCTTCATATTGTAGTCCACAAGATAATCTTCCTACGTTTTTTTTACTTCTGTACTCAAGTTGTATACATCCATCACCAAGTAAAAATCCATCTATACATTCTAATATATCGTCTGTCATATAGTTTTTTGTCCAATCTAGTGGGTTCTTAGATCTATTGATTTTTGCTTCTGACCTTGTTCTTCCTATACCAAGTCTCTTGGCGTAATTATATAGTGTTCCAACATGAATATTATATCCTTGTTTCAATAGCATCTCTCGTATTTTGGGATAAGACATTCTTTTCTCTATGTAATGCTCTATAAAAAATTTCTTAGTAAGCAAATCTGTGTAGTGTGGTTGCTCTCTCATTATTTCTGTTCCTTTAATTTAGGTCTACTATTATATATCGACATTCAACCTTATCTCCTTTATAAATTTTAAATATATTTTTTCATATCTCTTCGTATATCATATTAAGAAGGAACCGAAAAAAGATTTGAATTTGTGATTGTATTAAAATGAAAAGTTAATTCTGTTATGTGGTGTCAACCCTGTCTTCTAGTATAAATATAATTTAAATACATCTTCATGTATCATATTTATACTTTTTCATACATCATATTTCTAAGATACCAAAGTTTTTCATCTATCGTGTTATTAGATTCATCATAAGTGTAAAATAAAAAGAGATACAAGCCATAAATGACTTGTATCTCTTAACTTACAAACTAATCTAAGCTAGACTACTTAGGAACCAGCAGTTACAATCTCAATCAGCGAGATAGCGTAATCATTGATGATTACTATACCGATTTCTTCGTAGATGACCCAACCTAATCGAAGTTTCTTAGGATCATCAGCAGGCAGAACAGTTATGTCCTGTCTGATTGGGAACGCTCCAACCGTATCAGGGGAAGCGACTACTAGGACTTCGTCGGTTCTCTGTCTGGATGAAACATGGATATCGGCAGTCCAAAGATGACCATACAGTCCAGTCGTGATAATTTCACGAGTTGTTGCTTCGTCATAGAAGTCCTTGCCGAATGTTCTAACCGTAGAATACTGGTTAGCATGCATAACGATCTTAGTAGCAACAAGATCATGCTGCTCAATGAGACGAAATGCTGTGTTAAGGGCAGCAGTCGTCAATACTCCAACACTAGTTACGATTTGGGTTCCAAGGTTGGTTGCAGCAGCTCTAAGAGCGTTGAAGATATTCGTATCTTCTTCCTTCTGTATAGCTTCCTTAGCCTTGATCTGGGCACGATCAACGATGTAGAATCGACGAGCCTTAATCTCGGACAACCTTACGGTTGGGTGGGCAGCGATTTCGAAGGTAGGGACTAGAATTTCTTCGCCTTCTTGGATCTGATCCGGTACAGCACCTCTACGTGCAACGATGTGTGCTATTGCAGCAACATCACGCTCGTAACGAGCCAAGGCACCCTGTGGAAGTTCGTCAACCATCAAAAGCTTACGTCCAACAGCCTGATACTCCAAACTTCTTCGTATAGGTTCGACCATTGCCTGGGCAAGAGCCACACGACCTTCTTCAGTGTTCAAAGCTTGGGCGATGATTTCTTCTTTTTGATTGTCAGTCAGTGAATTTTTTGCTAAAGCCATTTTTTTCTCCTTGTTAGCCTCTAGGTTCTTATTCCAAGTCCTAAAGTTCTAAAGTTTATTTTTATTAATTTAAGTTTAGTTAGGCTCAGCCACTTTTAGTGGATAAGGATAACGTCAAGATACGTACCCAAGCTGATAGAATTATCAACCGTATCGGTACCAGGAACACCACTTGGATAAGCGGATGGAGTTGCAGCACAGATACCAATCTGGTAGCCTGCGCCAGCAACATTTGTAGCTGCTCCACCGACTGCTGCATAAATTGCATCGCCTGTAGTGAATGTTATATCAGCATACTGGTCAGTGAAGAAACGTCCACCACCCTGATAAACAGTCATCAATCCAGAAGCTAGGGTTTCATTGTAAAAATCAGAAACTCTGTTCTGTGTTGACTGCGAACCAGCACCATTTGCGCCCATTGCCAAAGTAGCAGCGTAAGGAGTGCCACCACCAGCGTTGGAAAGATTATCGCCTGCAAAACCAATTGTAGGATTGCCAGCGACCGTTACTGCGCGAACATAACCATTCGCGTCAAGGTCTACAAACAAACCTGCTTCAATTGTGCCATCTATTGTGAAGTCCCAATCTGGGTCAACTGGCAAGTTAAGTGCAACTACGTGTTGTCTAGGAATTAAAGCCATGTTTTATTCTCCTTTGAATATTATCTACCGTATATTTTTCTTAATTCTGTCATATCGTCAGTCTGAGCAGCATCGACTCGTTTTTGTAAGCTGAACATACCCTGAAGCGTTTCAACCAAGTTATCTTCTTGACTGGCATGTCTCTCAATGGTATTTTTTTCAGTACTCGCTTCACTTACGATCACGGCTTGCTCTGAGCCGCCTGATGGAGCGTCGAGTCCTTTAGTGTTGAACATTCCTCTTTCGATGTCGCTCAACTGATTAAGTTCGTATTTAGAAAGTTCTTTCACTTTAGTTTCTAGACCATTTGCTTCAATCATATTCTTTTGTAGCATTCGTCCAGCTATGCGGAAAGCTTCCTTGTGAACTTTGGACCCATTTTCGGAACTACCGAATGTTCCACCTTCTATATTCCCTGTCATTTCGTTTTCTTTTTCAGGGGCTATCTTATCATTATCAGTTTCCCCACCAATTCTGTCGTCGCTGGTAGGAATGTCTGGTGTATCTTTAACTGAATCAGGCTTGTCGCCAATAGATTCTTTTTCATTACCTAAGAACTGTTGATCCTCTGGGGTTCCGTCTGGAGTCGTTTTTGCTTCTGGGATATCTCCAATGGATTCTTTTTCGTTACCCATGAAGCTATCACCACTATAAGGCTTAGTATCTTCATCATCCTGAACTTGTTTTCTAACTACTTTTTCTTCTGCTTCTTTTAGGTTCTTTATAATACCATCAGCGAGTGAATTTGTTCTATCTCTCGTAGAAGCTGCTTTTGAGTTACCAGCACCTTCTTCGCCACCAGTTGCTTTGTCGTCCAATTCAGGTTTTAGATCGTCGCCTTCGTCTCCCATCCTAGCATCTGATGTTGGAGCCGACGCCTTATCTTGTTTCTGAAGATCTGGTGATTCGTCGCCCATTGTTGCCTTACCGCTTGGAGCAGATGGTTTGTCGGCGGTGAAACTATCTTCATCACCGATTGTCGAAGAACCGCTATAATCTGTTGCAGTATCTTGAGCACTCTGCAATCCAATGTCAGTAGCCTGCTTATCCAAAACAGCTTGTACCATAGACAAGTCAAGGTTGATTTCGTTCGTTTTATTTATGTGTCCGTGTTTCATTGATTCTGATTCTCTTATTACGTTGTCATCTGTAGATGCATGTGCGTATTCTTCTGGATCGCTTTCTTTAAAACTACGACCTTGTTGTTCTTGTTCTTCTACTTGAGGATCAACTCCTCCTTTATTCTCAAAGTTTTTCACATCCATGCTGTCTTCCATACCGACGTTGTCGCTGACCATGGGACCGTCTCCCATATTGTCTGCGCCTAACGGTCCTTGCATGTCTTTCTCAACTTCATCATCGACAACGTCTTCTATCTCTCCGTCTGTAGACTCTTCAATAAAGTCATCTTCACCTTCAATATCACCTTCAATATCACCTTCAATATCACCTTCATCGCCTTCTTCAATTATGTCGATATTGCCTTCTTCTGGTCCACCAATTTCTACATCTATCTCAGTTTCACCAGCACCTAGTGATACATCAACTGCTTCTTGAACTGCTTCTGCAACTTCTGCTGGTAATTCAATAGTTACTGTCTCTTCTCCCATTTCTTCCATTCCTTCCATTCCTTCAAACCCTTCATCAACTTCGTCAAAGTCTTCGCTTTCTTCATCTTCAAATGGATCGAAGTCTTCCTCGAAGTCTCCACCTTCTTGTTCTTCAAAGTTCTCTTCTTCCTCTGGTCCGAAGTCATCAGCCAAATCGTCAGCAACGATGTCATCAAACTGAGCATACTTAGCTTTCATCGTATTACAAACAAGTGATGCTTGTTTAATATCAAAACCTTCTCTAACTCTGTCTTCTAGACATTCGTCAGCGCCATCCTTGTCACACCAAATTGCTGCGACCTTGACTGCGAGGTTGTTGGAATATACATTTGCTTTCTTAAGAGTCTTGATGATCGCTTCTGCTAGATTCTCGCCTTCGTATGGACCGCTCAACGCTACAGCATCGGCACCGAATCTGCGATAGATCTTTTCTCTGCAAATTTCCTCTGGGAAATTTGGGAATTGAGCAGCAACCTTTTGCATACGTTCTATAACAGAAGTATCTTTACTTGCTGTTTTGACTGTCTTAAGAAGATTAGTTTTTTTCATTGCGACAATAACAATACCTTTTTCTTTCATTGACATGGCATCAAACTCTTTTTCTGTCTTGCCATATGAAGTAAGAGCTTTAGTAAAGTCTGTCTTAGTCTTTGAGCAATTCTTGCAATCGAGAATAGCATCATCTGGAGTCCATGACCATTGTGCATATATATTCTTAGGATTCTTAGAATCAACAACGAACGATACTTTGTACTTTGTACCAGTATCCAAACAAATATGTTCACCGTTTCCTAAATCAATTGTCTGCGTTGTACCAGTCATTGGGCTAACGCTACCCAATTTAACGCTAGCGTCGGCAGCAATTTTTATTCTTTCAGGTGTAATCTTGGTCATAGAAGCAAAAGCATATTTCTCTACACTATTGTTGTCTACGCTTGCAGCAGCAGGAACTCCAGTAGCTTCTGGTGCTACAGCTTCTGGTGCTACAGCTTCTGGTGCAGGAGCCTCAGCTTCTGGTAACTCAAATCCTTCACCTTCCAATCCAAGTTCATCTTCTTCGCTGTCACCATCATCTACAGAGTTATCCATGAAGTCAGCCCATATGGTAACTTCAAGAGCAATTTTGTAATTAAATTCTGAACCACAGTTATTACATTTGCCTTCGCCTTTGATTATATCAACATCTTGACTAGTACAAACTGGACAAACAGATCCAGGAGGCTTAGGTTGAAAATCTTCTTCTTCCACTCCAAGATCATCTCCAAGATCAGTAGATTCGAAACTCTCAAGAGGAGCTTCTTCTGGAGGTGCAGATGGTAATGTTGCTCCAGCACCAGGTGCCTGAGCCGCTCCACCTTGTCCACCCATTTCACCACCAAGCATCTGAGCTTGTTTTACGGTCTTAACTCTGTTGGATGCAAAGCGTCCAGGTCTCGATTTTCCCTTAATAGGAACTTTACGATTCCTAATTTCGTCTTCTGGGAATAATTCGTCTATTAGACTTTCATCTCCACCAATATCGTCAGGCATAATCTCGTCGCCTTCGTTTCTCATTTCTCTGCGAGCGTCTCTCTTAGATCTCGACAGGTTTCTTGGCTTAATTGGAGCATCTATAAATTGAGCATAAGCTTCTTTTTCTGTATCATTCATTGAATTAACGTCTTTTGCAGTAGCAATAAGTATGCCAGACTCTTCGTCAAGATCAACTTTAGTAATGGCTACCTTAATGCCAGAATCACCGATGGCATCGTTTGCGAACTTTTCAGTTGCTTGCAAGAATGCCTTTTTGTCTGTAGGATCTGCTCCAATTTCTGATACGCCAGCACGGACTTGGTATATACCATCTTCTGGTCTATCAAGTTCTACGATAGCTTGATCGAATGCAGAAGTTTTATCAGTAATTTTCTCAGTACCAGTATTTGAACCGAGCTTATTCTTAGCAATCGACTCTGCCTGTTTCATGCCCTTTTCACTAGACACAACATGCTTAACAGCCTGCAAAACATCATCTGCACTCAAGTCTGACAAGTTATCGCTAACACTAAGTATAAGTGAATCAATAGCAGTTGGTGTCTCAACAGCTTGGTTAGCCAACTTGGAGAAGTAAGTGTACTTACTTCTTGATGCCTGTCTAATGTCTTTCTTAGTAGGCATTGCGTTTACTAGTACGAGCATTGAGGCTTTGTCAAGGTTTCTTGGACTGTCGTTAAGAAAAGAAGCAGCCTTAGCTATTTCAGCAGGCGTCTTGTTGTAGTTAGCAATGGTATCCGCGATAGCGTCCATAGCTGCTTTAACTAGTCTCTTACCGTCAAACGTGTATGCCCAGCGAGATAGATCTCCATCTTGTTGTGGCAATTGTTTTTCGGTAATAACGTCGTAATCCATATATCTATGCTTAGATAGGAAATCTCCCATCTGTTTTTCTGTTATGATGCTGTCCTGATCTTTACTAAGTTCAGAACCAATAAGGCGAGAAACCTCACTCCATTGCTTTTCAGTAATGACTTCAGGATAGTCTACCCATCTGGCAACACATTCTTTATTAACGCTAGACATTTGTTTTTCTGTTATTACTTCGTAAGTTCCCCATCTATCCATCGGACCTTCAAGAGAGCCAACTAAACCATCCTTTTTGTATTCACTAGGATTGTTAAGCTGTTTTTCTAAGATAACAGGTCGTATTTCCTCAGTTCTTGCTCCACCACCTTGATCCTCAGGTAGTTGCTTTTCTGTAATAACATCAGTACTGTGTTCAGAAGCGACCTTATTTAGATCTGTGCTTTCTTGCCCAGTTTTATTCTTGTCTGCCATTTGTGACTCCTTATAGTCTTTTCCAATTTGAGTAGTAATTTCCTGAGAATTCAATCTCTCGTTTAGCTCCGATAGTTTCTTAATTAAATTAGAAGATTTTTGAATAAAATCCTTCTTTTTTTCTGACAATTTAGGTTTAGTAACTGTCCCTATACCCGATCCAACGTCCTGTGTCTCAAATCCACCTTGTGATGTAGGCTGAAGTTGAGGAGGACTTGGCAATGGTTGTTGTTGTTGTTGTTGTTGTTGTGATTGCTCTGCAATGTCATCTGAAGACTTCGGCAACTCTATGTTTTCTTCTCCTGTTATCATAGGAGATGGTATCTGTCCATAACCCATTTCTGTAAGTTCATCAAAATATGACTGTATGCTTGCCATCGTTTCGACAACATCACTGACATATTGCATAGAAACATATTCTTTCTGGGACATCATTGATTTAGCAACTTTTTCAAGTATTTCCATAACTTGTCCAAGTTCGTCCAACTCTTGTTTCCCAGCAGCTTTAATAATAATAGGATCTAAGTTACATGTTCCAGAAGAACATGCGACTTTTGCAAGTCCTTGTACCTTCTCTTTAAGAGATGCAACTTTCTTTTCGAATTCTGTTTTATTAAAGATTTCTTGAACAAGACAATTATGACATGCAGGATTTACGACAAATGAATCTTCGATGAACTTGATGCCAAAGTTATGCTCAAAAATCTGAGCATTTTTGTATTCGTTCTTTTTAGATTCTCTTTCCGTAGCTCCGCAAATTGGACATACATCTTCATATCCTTCTAATTTAATAGGACTGTTGTGGTATTCACATTTTACTTTACTACTAACTTTTTTGTTCTTTCTTTCTTTAATACACGAACAATATTCATCTGCAACTGAAGCACAATTATGACAGATAGAACAAATAGATGCGGTTACCGAGCAATTTTTCACGGCAACACCTTCTACTATATAAGAATGGTCATCTTCTACTTCTATATTAAATACTTGTTGATCATTGTATTCAGTACTGATATTTTTAATTGGCATAACCATGTAGTTATCAGCACATCGAAATTGTGATTTTATATTGTTTTCTGAAACTTTTCTAGAATCAGATAAAACGTCATTAAGTTTTACAGATTCTCTTGATCCAAAAACAAGAGTATAATAAGGTTTTCTATTTCTTTTTATTGCTCTTTCTGTGACTTGATCGGTTGTCGAATATATTCCTAACCTAGATGTTATGAATTTCATCTGATAGTGTAGTTGTTCAGACGTAGTTGTTGAAGTTATATTTTCTTGTTTTTTGCCAGATCTAGGATGATAAACTCTTCTTCTTGTTCCATCTCCGTTAATCCATGCCCCTAAAATATGTTTTTGTATTTCTTTAGGCCAGAATAAACATTCTTCTGGCATATATTTTTTATGAGAATATTCATTACAATATTTATAAAACCACTCTACTACTTCAGTACCATAAAGTCTTACCATGTAAGTATTTCTTTTTGGTCTTTCTTGTATCCACGGTTCGTTCCTATATCCTTTAAAAACATAACGTAAAAGACTAATAATTTCTCTTCCTAGAGTGTCTTTTTCTTCGGTTAAATTAATATTAAATTCAACGGCAGTACGTCTTCCTTTGTATTTAAGATAGCTTCCTTCGGCTAAGAAATAGCCGATTAATCTTGCCTTCTCAATAGTTGCGTCTTCGCTATCAATTTCCATATTAGATATTGGAAACGTAACCATATCTCCAACAGATAAGTTTTTTGTTTTTTCCCATCCAAAATCATGAAGATCCAATAATCCATCTTTAAGAGCAGTCTTATATTCTTCTTTTTGGTAAACTCCTCTTTTTACCCTTCTTCTATAGTTTTGACTATTATTGTTATCTTCTCTTCTTCCTTTTCGTGTACCTATATGTTCTCCAGTGATAAAACAATGATCTTGTTTTTTCAGCAAGTAAAATGGATGTTCACCAGTTACATGTATCTCGTTTGGCAATCCTTCTACTTTAATTTTGTAAATATCTGTGTTTGTCTTATCAGTATGAATCTGAACGTTTTTTACCTTTTTAATGTTACCTTTATGAGTTATTACCTTATCATTTTTTTTAATTTCTTTTATTGGTCTATACGAACCATCTGACATCAATACTCTCATGTTCCCACGAAAGCATCCCATTGAAGAACCTAGAACAATACCCTCTTCTATTGAACGTGCTAGTTGAGGGTAAGCAATTCTGTCTACTCTTGATATAATATAGATTCCACCAGCTTGTTTGTCATACCATGAATGTATTACGATTCCCCTTGCTTTTTCTATATCATCGTTTTGATGATTACAGAAGACAGGAACGCCTACAAAAGAATCAGTAGCTTTAATAAGCTCTGTTTCTGAGAAAGCATCTCCGTTATCATTCACCTCATCTTTTACAATAGCAAGAATTTTGATGAATAGATTATCTGGATGTTTTTCTATCTCAGCTTCTAAATCAAATCCACCTAAGTCTGGTTCTTGCATTTTATCTATAGAAGCATATTTAAGTTGGTATTCCGGCCAATCAGGCTTATTTAACGGAAGCATAATCGTATTATTGTGAGTATTCGCTTTTTTATGTAGTGCCATTATGTTACCTATCTATCTGTCTAAAATTGGCATATAGCTTAGTTCCACCATCTCATCCAGTGATACCAGTGGTTAGTAAACCATTTAGGTTCGTTTATTAATATCCAATAAACTCCAACGCCAGCTATTATTACCAGTCCCATTATTAATTCCTCATGTCGTGGGTTCGTATCATTTATCCTGTAAATTTTTCTTATGATTTAAATGTTCGTCAAGTAAATTATACATAATTTTCTCAAGATTTGCTATCTTCTCATCTTGCCTTGCGCTCCCGGCAGGTATTTGTCTATTCCACCAAATTTGCCATTCTTCAAGTCCTGATACTCTTCTATCTATAGCACTGAATTGAGTTTCAACCTCTGCAAACTTCTCTGACATTGAACTCATTTTTGCAGTATCTTTTCTTTCTCTCATATCATCTATTTCTAACCGATCAGACATTTTATCTAATATTTTAGTTTGTTCTATTTTTTGTGCAGCCAAAGCTCGTTCTAAAGAGTTTATTCTTTGGTTCATTGGTTCAACCATAGCATAGACACCAGCTATAACTAGTAATAAAGCTATCACTCCTGCAAAAGCTCTTGTACTATTCCCGTTTCTAGTTTCATTTATTGTTACTGCGGCGGGGGCGGCGGGCGGTATACTCATAATGACCTTTCTTTACTAAAAAAAATAACATAGTATTTCATCTTGTGTATACTGTGCTTTTCATGTACAACATAAATAATCCTCTATTTTTATCCTTTTACATGTCTTGGTATATCTATAGGAGCAAGATCATTGTTGTCATACTTTTGCTGATGAGGAGGAAAAGAAATCCCCCACATTTTAGAAGCATGGCTTAAGGCAGAAAAGATATTTGTAAAATATTCACCACTTGGAGCATATGTTTTAACTTTTGCTCTTTTATATCTAGGTGGTAATTTTTTTACGCCAGAGAAAAAAGACTTTTCTCCGCTTCTCTGAATAGCAGGACCAACAACTACAAAATAATCAGAGTCTGTAGTATAATCATGTCCTTCCCAACGATAATATGAACCTGGACCTAGAATCTTATCAAACTTCTTTTTTAAAGGTTTAGATCTTTCATGATACGTTTCTTCCCAGCGTATTCCCCTATCTCTTATTCTTCTTGTTCCAGCTTCTTTATATATTGAAAGATTGAATTTAGGCATCCTTATACTGTTCCTATAATAAACATATCACCAACATTTTGTTCTAGATTCTCTTTTATGTATACAATATTTTCTGGAGACTTTCCTTCAATTACACTTGAAGTTTTTATAAATTCTTTATCTGTTTTACCATGTTTTCTAGATTTAGCAGCAGCCTTTATATTTTCTATGATAACTTTTTGTATCACATCCATCTGTTCATCAAGGGCTTTTTCTTTGAACCTGAGAATTCTCCATCCTATTCCAGCTAATTTTCTATCTCTTTGTCCATCTCTTACTTGGTTCTCTGCCTGTTCATGCCACTGTTTCCCGTCGCAATTGTGCGTAATTACATTATGGACAACAAAAGTATGACTGCTTCCATCTTTACCTCTTGTCTCGAAGTTTACGGTAAAATCTCCATTATATTTTACTTTTTTAATATTTTTCACTGGAAGATAAAAATACTTATCATCTTCTCTGTATTGTAATTTCGATTTATTTTTTGTATATGAAACTTCGTATAGATCTTTTACTTCATATTTTCTATTTTTACCAAAATCATGTATTTTGCCACCTCTTTTTGTTACATTAACAACAGCTACTTTATTAAGTGAAAAGTATAATCTCTGGATATCATTTGCTAAGTATGGAGAACTTGTAATATGTCTTTGTCTTTTTTTATCTCTACAACCATCTCCATCACAATGTCCATTTAAAAATGATTCCATAAAATCATTATTTGCGGTAAATACCCATTCTGCAAGTGATTTGGTATAAGAATATTCGTTGAAATTGTTTTTAAAGAAAATTGCTAAGGATCGACAACAAAAACAAACTCTCATACCATTATTTTTTATAGAATAGTAAATTTTCCCTTTTAGCCCAAAATATTTATCCATATATAACAATATTTTATCTGCATATTTTTTTTCATCTTTGTGTAAACTAAATGTAATATTGCCACAGCAACTATTTCCTTCTGCTAAATATATGCCCATTAACCATCCTGTTTCTTTGTTTAGATTAAGTCTATCAGGAATAATTTTTGAGTTATGAGCCAATTCCCTATTATTATATTTACTTAAGTCAATATGGTTTATTGTAGTTGATTTAATTTTTTTAGGAACAAGTAAAAAATCTCCTTTAGAAATATCTTTTACATCAATAAAACGTGGTTTATCCGGAACAATATATGATCGTGTTCTTGTTATTTTTGGTTCGTGTCTTTTGACTCTTGTTCTCTTAGACTTGCTTACAAGTACTGGATGATTATCTGTCAAATATATTTCAGTTAACCCGTGTGCTTTTATAGATACCATATTATTTTTATTCGGATTAATATATTTTTTTACAATATTTACATAATCTCCGTTTTGTCCAACAAGCATATCGTCTCCGGACACATCGTTCGCTTTTTTTGATCCATTGTTAGTCAGTACTAATGTATCAGGATGTAAGCATTCAAAACCAATACCCAAATCAGGCATAGCAAAGTCTATAACAAATGGTTGCTGCTGTCCAGCTACTGCTACTTTATATTGTGCGAAAGTCTTATATGGAAGATTTAGATTCATAAGAAGTTTGTACATTTTCTGTTCTAAATTAGTAAGCTTGAGTAATGTGGGTTGCGGAGTTTGCATAAGATCTTCAGGCTTTGAACCTTTGCCTCGTTTCTCGACCTTGAAGCCAGCCGGAGGTGCTCCTGCCGCAGCTCCCATAGGCATTCCTCCTGCCGGTGCTCCACCAGGTGTTCCCATCCCCATATCTCCTCCAGGTGTCCCCATGCCACCTTCCATGCCACCTTCCATACCTGGCATTCCGCCTCCAGGCATTGGCATTGGCATACCTCCACCACCAGGCATTCCACCCATTCCACCCATTCCACCCTGACCACCCATCATTTGCCCTTGTTGTCCTACGACAATTTGCTCATCACGGATTCGCTGTATTTCCTGATCATAATCAATATCAAATGTTTCAAGCAATGTCTGAGATGAAATAAGTTGCTTATCATGTAATTGCATAAGCATCTGTTTTAGATTAGACGTATCTCTAAGTTGTAGATCATTCCATTTTATTGTTGGATATAAGTACATCTTCTCTTCTAATTCTTTGGACTTCTCTTCATCAATGAATCCTTGCATCATGGCAACAGGTAAGAATATATTTGTTTCTACCCACTCAGATAACTGAGATCTCCAACTTTCAAGTCTCCTTATCATAACTTCTACACCAACTTGGGCACTAGAATATGCTGCCGCTTCACCATTCAATAATGCCTGGTTAAGCATGAATCCGTCAAGGATTTCCTTACCAATTTCTTCAAGTTCACCTGTAATATTATGTATCTTACCAGTATTTCCCTGTATAGCAATTTTCCCATTTCTTTGAGTAACAAAGAAGCCTGTTGATGTTGAATAGCACCAAACTTTTCCTTTGTATAATGTAGCTTTTACATGCTTTTCAGATATACGAGGCATACGTCCTTGCCCGTTATCAGATAGATTACAGTAAATCATGTATTGTTTGCCCTTGCGGTACTGGCTTATAATGGGAGCATATCCAGATTTGAATAAAATTTCTGACAAGTCATCAGCAAGTTGTTTGCTGTTTGTTCCACATTGTACTGCATAAGATGATTGGTATTCGTAAAAACTGGCATCACCTTGGCAATAGGCATCTATAAGAATTTTCAACTTATCAACTGGCATATTCTTTATAAAGGAAGGAATTTTCTTGTCATTAGAATTATGTCCAAACCAATCAGAAATCTGCTTGGCAATGGTTTTCTTTAGAATGTCCCACGTAGTCACTCTGCCTTCATATTCGTACTTTGAATACTCTATACCAAGATCTGGCATTAATTCATCGATTTCTTCACATACAGATGCATTGACCGTAGGAGACTGGGATATGGAAACTCTATATGCTCTCTTTGACTCGTTAAATATAGAATATCCCTCAGACAAATAGTATCCTACATACTTCATAAAGGTATCTACTGGGACTTGATATCCGCATACATCTATTGCGTCTGGAGCCTCTTCTGTAACATAATTTGCAACACAACGTACATACGAATCACCATGACCAGCTATTTTTGCAAAATCTCTGGCTTCCATTGTATAAGCTGTTTTCTTATTTCTCTTATAGCCAAGCATCTTATGATTTGGCGTAACAAGCATATCCATCTTGTTACCACTGAATTCAACCATCCAGTCATCGTAATCGTATTCATGTAAGGCAAGTGGTTCTTCGTATCTCATCTCATTTGTTTTTGGATCGAAAATCATAATTTCATCATCTGGATCGATATCCCAGTAATTCTTCCATCCTCCAGATTTACATAAAGCCTTGGTATCACTAGAGTTACAAGCCCCTATCCACTCATAGTCAAATGCATGATGAGTAACAAGTGTCAAGTTAGGATCATTGGCAACAGCAGACAATTGATTAGCAACATCGCTTATGTCATTAGGACTTGCTGGTCTTTCTTTGTCTCCAATCTTAACGACTCTGACAGGAAGAATTAATCTTTCGGCTACAATCCAGTTAGCTGTCATAAGCTTTGTTTTGTAAGCCAATATAGTAAACATACGTCTTAGTAGCGACGATCCGTATACTCCATAAGGACTAGCATTATGTTTAATATGACTTACACATCTATTTGATAGAGGAATTGGTATACCAGAGGCAATACGTCTTACAGTTTCAGGGTCTAACTTATCATAGATTTCTTTCGGTTGTTTTCTCTGTACTATCATTCTTATTTCGTCATCTGGAACTAGAGATATGACAGGTTCTGTTGCCAGTACGTTTGACTGAACATCAATCCAGTCTGGGTTAAGAATAATGATTCTCTTGATTGATCCGCCTGGATGGTTACATGGATTACCATTTTTTAGATATCCTCTTCCGTGACATTCTGGACAATCTATTTCTAAGAATGGAAATACATCTCCAAGAAGGAAATACTCATGGGCTATTAATCTTAGCCAATGATTTAGTTTTAGTTTCTTTGAAAGTTGTTCATAGTATTGAACAATCTTTTTACTTTTGCATTCTAGTTTAAATCCATTAAGTGGGAAGTTTACATAAAAGTCTACGCCAGCAGCAACTTTACTTTCGTTTTCGTAGTAGAATCTAGATTGATGAGTAGCTATTCCATTAGCAGTGACTGTGTATGTTCCAGGTACCCTGACATCATATACATATCCATCGTAATTATATGATTCATTAGAAACTACGGGAGCTACTACAAAGTTTTTCCAGAAAAATCTTCTATTATCATTACGTTTTTTTACGTTAATTTCTGAAAGTTTGCCAGGTACATATTCTGCAATCTTAGGCAAATCAGAAGATGAAATATTGACTATGTATCTAAATTCATTATCTGTTTTGAATGTCTTAGGCGACGAACTAATAGGTTGTTTGTTGGATCTTGCTAATATCCCACACCTGAAACACATCAACAAAAGCTGGTTAGCTAAGTGCGGAGAATATGTAGTAATTTCGACACATGAGTTT